GCCATATAGAATTTCAGCATGGTCGGCAAGATCGGGACCGGTGAAAGCGCGGTTGGCGCAGCGGTCAGGGTGATGCCCGTTTCCAGCTGTTCACCCACGCCGTTGCCGCTCACCCGGATTTCATTCCGCCCGAAGTCAAAGGTCAGCCCGCTCACTCTTGCCCCGGCCACCCGCCAGGCTCTGTCCGCGTCGCCCTGCTCAATGGTGAAAGTCTTGCCAACATCCGCGGCGCTCGTGTTGGAAACGAACGTCCACTTATACGCGGCTGTTGCCCCTTGCTGGGCCGGCGCTGCGTAGTGCATCAAGCCTGAAAGCAGGTACACGATTTCGTTGAAGGTTGGCTGCCCCTCGATGTTGATGCTTGTCCACTCTTTGTTGAGCGAAACAAAGCTGGCGTATTTGTTGCCCATTGCCCGGAATGGGCTCGTTTCCGTTTGTGGGCTTGGCTTCATCGTGACGGAAAGCAGCTTCTTGTTGGCCGCCACTGGCGTGCCCGCTGTGCTCTCCACACCCACTTGAATGCCTTGATAAACTGTTGCTGGTAAGGTCATAGTCACTCCTACTGTGTATGGACCCGAAAGTCCAAAATAACCGACTTGTACATGTTCCCCGCGTCGTCTGTTTCCGAACGCGTGAACTCCGCTTCCAGCACGCTGCTCACCACGTTACTGCCGCGCGTCTTATGCAGCAGGGTACGCAGTCTTGCCGCGATGCTGTTTACTGTCGTATACGTTTTTCCATCATCGTACGCGCTGATTTGCCAGCGCTCACCGTCCATCAGAATATCCGCGAACGCGTTCTTCACTGGCACCGCGTCGATCTGCGTGAACGTGACGAACGGGAAGGTCGCCGCTTCCGGCGCCTGGTCCCGATACACCCGCGTGCTAATCAGCGCGCTCAGCGTTGCGTCCGTCGTCAATGTCGAGTAGATCCAGCTCGCCGCGTTGCTCATAAGCGCGCCGCCAGTGCTTCCATTGCCGCGATGAACTTCGGCTCGTTGATGTCAGCTGCCGGCCGCATGTACGCCCTCGGCGCCATCTTGTACGTTCCGAATTCCACGTAACCCGCGTAATCCTTGTGCGGTTCGATGGTTGCTCGCGTCCCGTCTATCTCCGCTTTGATGCTGGCGCGCAGCGCGCCGGTATCCACCGGGCAAAGCGCTTTCGCGTCCGCCTCAATATCCAGCGCGGCCTTTGCCACCACCGCACGCACCGCGCCCGGAAAACGCGCCGCGATATCCGGAATGCGGTTGTAACGGATAGTCGTGCGGAACGTAACCTCAACCATCTGTAGTCACACCGCTCTTCCCGTTCATCGCGTTCAGGCGTTCAGTAAGTTCAGCCACCTGGCGTTCAAGCTCACGGATGCGTTTATCGCGGCCTTTTACCGCCGCCGACATCTTGTCCAACTGTGCTTGCAAGTCTGCGTTTTCCTGCTGTAAATTCAAGATAGTTGCCTCCCTGTCTGACAGCAAGGTACGCAGACCGCTGACTTGCGTTTCCAGTTGGTCTACTTTTGCCTCAAGTTGTACAGCGCGTTTCGTTAGCGCGTCCAGACGCGTTTCGTACGCGCCCGACAGCGACGCAAGGCAGTCCGCCTTGATTTTCTCGGTCTCCGCGCCTACCCGCTTGCGATTAGCAATGGCGTTTACAATAACCGCGCCTAAACCGCCGCCCCCGAACAGAGCAGCGAATATCACCGCAAGCTGTTCGCCGCTCATGGCTTACCCCTGACCAGGGTTCGCCGCGTTGCGAATCGCGCTGTACACGCCGCTTGCCGTGATGCCTAACGCCAACCCATACACAGCCGCGCCGAACCAGCCGGCAAAGTCAACCGGCACGCCCAGACTGATTTGGTACAGCATACCCAGCGCAAGCCCGATGCCAACGCTGATACCGGTCAGGAGCTTTCCGCTTGCTCCGAATACCTTCGCAAGCTCAACCAACCCCATCACCACAAAAATCAAGGGAACGCCGTTCACAATCTGGTCAAAACTCATATCAAACCTCCGTCACTATCACGCGCAATGCTGTCGCGTGGCTCTTGTTTTGGTTCGTCCAGTGAACGCGGTAATTCACGCTGTTGATTTGGATCTGGTCGCTGTCAGCCAACGCCGTTCCAGCCTTCAGCGTGATCACGTTCACCTTCCCAACTTTGATGGTCGCAGCCACCTGCTTTTCAACGTCGCCCTTCGGTTCACCCAGCCGCGCGTTCACGGTCGCGTAGGTCGTCCAGGCTTCAGATTGCCCGTCCGCGCCGTTCGTCACCGTCAGCCGCTGAATGTAGGCCGTCTCCGGCAGGTTGCTTTCCTGCACTGCGCGCATTTGCGCCAATGCTTCCGTGCTAATCAACGTAGTGGTCATCTCTCACCATTGTCGCGCTCATCATACCAAACGTACTTGAGCGCGCCCTGTACTGCGCTGCCAGGCGCAGCTTTGCATCCCGAACACCGCTGAATTCATAACTGCTTCCGTCCGCGCTGAATTTCAGCACATCCTGCTCAATTCTACCTGCCCACAAGGTCAGCAACTCCGCGGCTGCGGCATAAACGTCATAGGTGAAGCCGGTCGCGTAAACCGCGCTCTGCGTGCTTCCAAAGACAAAATAACCGCTGATGGGGTCTGAGCTTGCAGGCGTAAGGACAGTGCCAGCAGGATCTGAAAGCGTAACGTCACTTTCCCAGTACCGGTGCTCGGATTTGAATTTAAGCTGAGTACCTGCCGGATCAGGCAGCGCAGTCAGCGCGCTTATGTGATGGTACTCGCGCGCAAGGTCAAGTTGATCCTCTATCGCCTCGTCCGTGTACTGTTGAGACGAACCAACTGGGTCGTTTATCAACCCCCGTACCAGTGTGATAATGCTTGCCATTGCCGCGCGTGCCATCGTTCAGCTCCTGCCTTAGAACACGATCCAGTTGATCACGTCAGCAGCAGTCAAGACAAAAGTCGATGAGTTATTCTCAATTTTGAGAACCCCGCCGGTAATTGATCCTTTTGCAGCAGTAGTAGCTTCTACCCCTGCTCTAAAAACCTGAAAGACAAATCCAACCGCATTAGGTTTGCCTGTGTTAATAGTTATCGACGTAGGAGTACCGGATACCGTATACGTCCCGCCAACGGGGATTTTGCTTACCCAGTCAATTCCAGAAATAGAACCAGCCATTATGCACCTTCCATCCAAACGATATAGCCGTCAAACTTGCCAGCCGTGAGGGCGGCGGTTCCAACGGTCACAGTCACCGCTTTTTCAGCAGCCAGTTTAATCGGGGTAGTCTTCACGGCTGCCATCGGTAGTTGTTTCCCCTCAGTAAGACCGGTTAATGCCGTAGCAGTTAGCAAGTCGTTATCGTTTGCCAAATGAATTGCCACAGTCGCTGATCCTTCCGATGTAACCGCCGTAATAACATCCACATGCCCACTGATAACAATCGCGTTATCAGGAATGCTGACTGCCAACGGGTGAGCCGCCATAGTCTTGTTGCTTGCCGGTGTATCGCCATTGTCGTTAGCCGCCGTGTCAAAAGTAAATTTAGTAATGTGTAAACCGGTTAGGTCTGCCAAAGATTGGAAGTTATCATCCGCATCTTTTAGCCAGCCCGCGCCGGTAAGTGATTTAATCTCTGCCATATTAGTTTCCTTTCTTTATGGCTGTTTTGCGCGCCTTTGGAACTGCTATCGCCTCAGGCTCAGGTTGGGGAGCAGCCGGTATTTCTACCGGCTTTTCCTCCACTTGTACATACCCAGCGGCGATATAACGCGGCGCTTCTAACGCGCTTATGTCAATCGTGATTCCGCAATTCGTCAGCTTCATCGCGATTAAGCCTTCCAGTGTGCGTAAACACCGTTCAGTTTGTTAGCCAGAACGAACGCGTCGTGGTAGATGCGATATTGCACCAGCCAGCCGTCGGTGTTCTGATTCTCGTCAGGGGTAAAGACCTTCAGCGCGTCATGTTTCACGACCTGCAATACAGCAGAGGGGTGGATGATCATGAAATTCAGGTCTTTCCCGGTTCCACTGGTCTTGGAATAGCCGCCAGCTTCCACAGTGTCGCCAGCGTCAAGAGTGACGCCACGATAGAAGCGGGTTTGCGGGACCATAACCACGTCCATACCGCTGTAGCGCATAACGCGCTTGTCAACGTTGTTCTCGTTGCTCAGGAAGCGGCTGACTTTGCCTTCGAGCCAGTTCAGACATTGGTCGCTGATGTACAGGATACGCCCTTCAGCCGGTACTTCGTCCTTGTCCAGTTCCAACTTTGCGGCATCCAGTGCACCGATGATGGTGTCGGCGGTCAAGGTCGCGGGAGTGGCGGCGTTGATGTTTGCGGTGGAGGCGTACTTGCTGAAGCGGTAAGCGTCCAGCTCAGGAGCAACTTCGGTGCGGATAAATTCGCTTGCCAGAGTGCCGAAAGCCATGCCGAGAGTTTCCTCATCGTCCATGCGGTCAATAACGAATGCCCGACCGCGCTCGGTTGAGAGGGTCAAGGTTTCCCATGTGCCCACGACTTGACCGGCAGGATAACCGCTCACGCGGGAGTAGGTACCAAGCCCGATCGGGTTGGTTTTGAATACGTTCACTACGTTCGCGCCAGCAAAGTTGACCGGTTTGGTCAAGCTGTCCATGCGAGCGGTGAGTGAAGATAGTTTGTAAACTTCATCCAAAATTGGCTGAAATTTCTGTGCTAAAGCGATAGATTGTGTCATTGTTTAGTTTCCTTTCAAACTATTCCAACCCGGCGGCTTTTCTTGCCGCGATCGTGATTGGGTCTTTTTGGTTGCCAGACGACTTAGCCGGGTTCATTGCGCTCGCGCCGCCGCCCGCCAGGTACGGCTTGTCCTTCAGCAATCCCGTGAGAAGCGCTTCGGAGTTCGTAGGTTGCCCTGCTTCGTCATACTCCAGCTTGCTGGTATCCAGCAGCCTGTATGCCGCGTCCGGGTCGATGATGCCCAGCTTCGCCGCCTTCGCGGTAATATCGCTCTGTGTCATCAACGCCTTCTGCTTCTCAGCCGCGTCGGCCAGCTGCTTTTCCAGCTCCGCCGCGCGTTCCTGAAGTTTCTGCATTTCTGACTTCTGCGCTTCTTCAGCCTGGCGTTTCGCCTGAACAAGCCCTTTCAGCTCGTCCACGCCCGCCAGCCCTGCTTCTTGCAGAACAGTCTGCAGCTCACGCTCAGCCCGCGCTTTTATAATCCGGTTTACGTCATCCTGTGAAAACGTCTTCTTCTCAGCCCCGCCGGCGTTCGCGGTACCTTCCCCGCCCTGTTCGCTGGTCTGTCCGTTCTCTGTTACCTGTTTGGCTTGTTCTTCAGCCATGTGCTCATCTCCCCACCAGTTGACCGCCGGTGTCGCGTGTTTTGAATTGAACAAAAACGCCCGCTCCAAAGACCAGTTATTTTGGTCTCAAGAGCGGGACGCTTCTGCGTGCGGCTTTTATCCCCACCGACGGGCTGATTGTCTCAGGCGGTCGATGTGTTTATGTCAATACCAATATTAGCACAATATCTTTACTTTTGCAAGCTGTCTGCAAGTTTTGCCATCGCCATATATCGTTTTGCCTCTGCTTCACCCAGCAGCTCCACCAAGCTAGCCTGCCTCACGCCTTCGCCCCAGACCGCGCTGTACGTCTTCCGGCTCAATGCGTCAAACCCGAACTTGCCGTCTTTCCACGCCAGCCACTTTGATGGTCCCAGGATGGCGCGCTGTTCCTCCGCGCTCAAGCTCCGGAAGTACGCCTCTCCGCTCAACTTGCGGTTGGCGTATGTCCGCTGCTGCTCCGGCGTAATGCCGTATTTCTTAGCCACATCCGCGAATGACGGACCAGCCTTCTCCACTCCAGAAAAGTCTACTCCGTATTCCGCGCCTAACTCTTCCCAGCTTTTTACAATTGCCGTGCTGGTGCAGCGGCAAGCCGGATGACTGCTCATTGTCTCCGTTATCGGGTGTTCGCTTCCGTGCAAGCTAAGGCATACCGGGCAGGTATTTCCAGTCAGGGCGGCCTGCCAACGCCAACCCTTTATCACGTCTGCGTTCGCTTTATAGCTCTCTGCTGTCGCAATGCGCTGCGCCCGCATGGTTTCTGTCCGGCTGATCGTCAGCGCCCGGTTCAGCTGCACGCCCAACGCGTCCCGGATCATCGGCGCGATCTTGCGCGGGTTATACCCCATGACCATTCCCTGTACCAGCGCGTCCTCTGCTGACTGCGCTCCCGCCTCACAAATAGAGCGGAACAACTTATCCAGCGCGGACCCCCGCTGCGTTGCGCCTATCAACGCTTCAGTTTCGCCTTTGTTCAGGTTGTTTACCACGAACCGGCTTTGCTCGTCGTACTCCGCGCCCATCGCCAGAATGGTCATATCCCGATTGAACGCCAGACTTTCTGCAATAGCGCGCGCTTGCTGTGAGCTGATCGTCCTTTGTGAGAACGCCGAAAAATGTGCCAATTCTTTCGCAACCAAAGCCTGCATCGCGGTCAGCCTTTGCTTCTGGTATAGCCAAGCAAGCCCGACATCCTGCCCCTGCGCTTGTGCCCGCTCATACTCCTTTTGCAGAACCGCCATCCGCGCCTTTATGCGCTTCCAGGAGTCAGCGTACACGCGTACCATCTGCGCGGCAGCCCGCCGCTCATTACGCAGCAGCCGCTCCTGAAACTCCCCTATCGCGTCATAAATGGTCGGCATTACTCAGCCTGTGCTTCGCCGCGATCAAACGCTTGCAGCAGGGCTTGCCCAAGATCGCTTTCCTTCGCCCGCTTCTCGCGTTCCAAATCCGGGTCATAGCCGAACTGCTGAACCAGCGTATCACCACTCACGCCCAATTGCTTCAGAACCAAAGCCGCGTTCGCCTCT